CAGAGTTATTACACTTGCGGTTTTTGTTTTGCCGCTTGCAATTTTGTCGGTGAGTGCTTTTGGCTTTCTGCCTGCACCGACACGCTGACCGCCTCGGTTCGTACCGTCTTTTGCCACTGCAAAATCACCTCGCTTTTTAATGCCGGGTTAATACCCCGTTTGATTTCCGAAATTTGCACACGAAGGGGGGCGCCCGTTCCTCAGCGAGATGGTCGCAGAGATTTTGATACCCCTACCGGGATGAAAAAATAAATATAAATTTTATTATTTTTATCATCTATGACCGCTTACCCCATCTGTCACCATCACGAGCTGTTATCTCTGAGTGACACGACTTACAAAGCGACATAAGGTTGTCGGATGCGTGTGTACCACCACGGGAGAGAGGAACGATGTGATGAACCTCTTCGGTCGGAGTAACCTTTCCGTTCTTAAGACACATCTCACAAAGCGGATGCTGTGCTGCGTGTCTGTCACGGATTCTTTTCCAAGCTCTGCCGTACCTACTCTTGGTTGCAGGGTCACGGATGTATTTCTCGTAGCGTTGGTTCTCTTGCCGTTGGTGTTCCTCACAGAACCTTCCGTCCGTAAGTTTGGGACAGCCGGGGTGTGAACACGGTCGCTTTGGTTTCTTTGGCATTGTGTTTCACCTCCTCGTTGCAAAAGAAAAACCCCGGTACCTTTTAGCGTACCGAGGTTTGTTCTATTTCGATGATACTATTATAACACAGGTAAACCGAACAAAACGAACAACTTTAATTTTTTTGCAAAAATCTATCATGAGCCATGCGGACACCGTCTTCCGTATTACCACCGCCAATGCTGAAAGCAATCTGCCTCCAACTCAATCCGTTGATGTAGCGAAGTGCCAATATCATTCTCATTTGGCTGTCCTCAACTGTTTCAATGTATCTATTCAGGCGGTTAAACTCGTAGAAGCATTTCTTAAGGTTCAAATCAAGCAGTGCTTTAAGGTCTGCGATTTCCGCTGCGTACTTTGCAACCTTGTCGCTGTTCCACGATACCTTTGGCATTCCAGTAATTTGTGCGGTGCAAGATGTGGCAAGACCCTCAAGCTCAAGAAGCCTGCGTTGCTGTTCTTCAATTTCACGATTTAAATAATAAAGCTGTGAAAGCTCTTTTTTTGTCATAGGCAAATCCCTCCAATCTCTGCTTTTACTGCATCCATTAATGCAGACTGCATTGTTTCCTTTGTACGAAGAGCTTTCATAATTCGCTCATCGGTTGTTCCTTTTGTAATGATGTGGTGGATAACCACTGTTTTGGATTTCTGACCTTGTCTCCATAACCTTGCATTGGTTTGAAGGTAAAGTTCCAAGCTCCAAGTCAACCCAAACCATATAAGGGTTGAACCGCCTTCTTGGATGTTGAGTCCATGACCTGCAGATGCCGGATGAATTACAGCAACTGGAATGTTACCGCTGTTCCAATCGGTTATATCCTTTGAAGATTTAATCTCTCTTACATCAAACCGCTTTTGAATTCTCTCAAGGTCGTGTTTGAACCAATACGCCACAAGCACTGGTTTGCCGTTTGCTTGTTCGATTAAATCCTCAAGGGCATCAAGTTTTCTGCTATGGATTTCTATGAAGTTTTTCTCCTCATCATAAACAGCACCATTTGCCATTTGCGATAGTTTATTACTTAATGCTCCAGCGTTGACCGCATCAATCTCTTTATTGGCAATTGCAAGAACGAGGTCTTTTTTCAGTCCGTTATACATTTTCATTTCCTTTTCTGAAAGACTTACTTCAACTTCGTTCATAATGCATTCAGGCATTTGAAGGTAGTCCGTGCTTTTCATTGAAATGGTTATGTCAGAAATTCTTCTGTATATTTCATCTTCCGCACCATCTTTCGGTTTATAAGAAAATATCACTTGACCGTTGCGTTTGTCAGGACGGAAGAACTCGTCCCTGTAATGGGTAATGAACCTTCCGAGTCGTTTGCCCATATCAAGTAGTTTGAACTCTGCCCATAAGTCCATAAGACCATTTGAAGAAGGTGTACCCGTGAGACCTACCATTCGTTTAACAGTGGGTCGCACTCTCATTAAACTTTTGAACCTTTTAGCTTGATGGCTCTTAAAGGATGACAGCTCATCAATTACCACCATGTCAAAGTTGAAATTAATACCGCTTTGCTCAATCAGCCATCCCACATTTTCTCGGTTGATAATGTAAAGGTTGGCAGGCTTTTGAAGTGCCAGTTTTCTTTCGGTTTCTGTTCCAACTGCAATGGAATATTTGAGATGTTTTAAATGGTCCCACTTCTCAATCTCTGCTTTCCATGTATCCCTTGCTACACGGAGAGGTGCGATGACGAGAACTTTCTGCACCTCAAATGTATCAAGGCAGAGGTTGTTGATAGCGGTAAGTGTTATGATACTTTTTCCAAGTCCCATATCTAATAGGACAGCTGCTACTGGGTGCTTTTCAATGAACTCGGTTGCATAGGTTTGATAGTTATGCGGTACATATTTCATCAAGTACACCTCCAATGCATTCAGGGTTGTCAATGCAGAAAACCAAAAAGCCAAGTGATTCTAACTGTCGTTTTCTGCGTTCTTGAAGCGGTCGGAGTTTTTTGCCCGGTGCTTTAAGTTCTGCAAATGCAATAATGCCGTTTGGCATCAGAATGATTCTGTCAGGTACACCATCAAAGCCGGGAGACACAAACTTCATGCAAAGACCGCCTTTTTCTTTGACTGCTGTTTTTAATTTATTTTCTATCGTTTTTTCTCTCATTTTGAACTCCTTGTTTCCCGTTGTTGTTTCCAAAGGGGTAAAAACTCTCTCGTGCGTGTATGCGTGTATATGTTGCTATTTCTCTCTTTATCTTTATATTTTTCTTATATATAAAGTAATTGGGAAACATAGGAAACAACCACACTGCAAGGCTGACCGCCACTGGCTTTGGGTTGTTTCCTGAAAAAGTTTCCATTATCCCATTTGAGAAATGAGGGAAACAGCATTAACCGTTTTCTATGTTTCCGTTGGAAACACGGACGAATGTTTTCTGAACTCCGTAGCCGGGTATTCTTGTCTTGCCGGATGCGTTACCTGAATAACGCTCCCAACCACCGAGCTTGTAAAGAATACCTTCGATTTCATATGAATCCGATTTTTTGATGCTCTCACGAGCTTTACCGAAGCATTCGCACCATATCTCCATAACGCAAACACGGTCACGCTCGACAGAGCCATTTCTTTTAACCTCACCGAACTCTGTGCCATTGAGGTAGCTTTTTCTTTCGTATAAATCCATCGATGACCATTCTTCGGGAAGTAATGTATCAAGGTAATCCTCAACAATACCTTCTCGGTCATCTGCTTCCATTGCATTTCTCTGCATTGCATATGCTTGCTCTGCGACTTTACCTTTAAGGAACAGCTCCTCGCCACGATTGTAATACTCGACAGCTTCTGCCCATATTTGGTCTACATCAGTAAGCTCCCACGGATGATGCTTGCCTTTGCCTGTTATGTTAACGGGAAAGAAGCGGCGGTTTCCAGTGATGTCACGAAGGAATCCACTATCGCTGTTGGTTGTGCCTACAATGATACAGCTTCTCGGATGGCTTTCAACTGAAGTGCCATAAGCCTGACGGTACTTATCATCGGTTCGTGTAACAAAGGATTTGATGGTTTCCACATCAACCTTTTTCATTCCGTTAAGCTCCGATATTTCAAGAATCCAATATCCCTGTAATTTTTCAGGAGCAGTCTTATCCTTCATATCGGCTATAGACAAAGAGTCAGAGAACCACTGCTTTCCGAGCTTTGCAAAAAGAGTGGATTTTCCGATGCCTTGCTTGCCACCAATAACGAGGATGGTATCAAACTTTATGCCCGGTTCAAAAATTCTCGCAACAGCTGCTACGAGTGTCTTTCTTGTTACAGCACGAACATACTCCGTATCATCAGCACCGAGGTAATCAATAAGAAGTGTATCTAATCTTTCAATTCCATCCCATTTCAGATCTGATAAATATTCTTTTACAGGATGGTAAAGGCGGTCAGCTGAAGCTACGGCAAGGAGAGCATCCTTGAACTTGGTAGGTGACCATATTCCATAGATGCGTTCAAAATACATCTTTGCACAAGCAAGGTCGGTATCGCTCCAACCCGGCTTTACCTGATTCCAAGGCAGAGTGCCAACAACATCAATCATATTTTTAAATTGATTAAACACGATGCATTTGAGGTTTTCATCGTTACGGATAATGGTACAAATGTTGGTCATGGTGTCTTTGATGTTCCCGGCTTTGTCAAGTTCCAAAGTGGTCTGCCAGTCATCTGTGGCAAAGTCATCCGAAGCCTGTGCCATTCGCTCTTCAGCAAAAACTGCACGGACAGCATCGTCTTTAAGAGCTAAATCGCACATTGCTTTATATGAGGGGAGCTTGGATGGCGGTGTATTTCTGTCGCACTTATCATCAAGGTCATGAAACTTATGAAGGCGTACCAAGTCGAAGGCATTCAGCAGATGTCCGCACACGGGGTCAGTCGCATGGTGGCTATATGCAAACTTTCCGTCATACACAACTACACCTGCGGAAGAGTCTGCCGGGATATAATCAAAGCGACCATTCATTGCACTTGGTGCATAAACTTCTGACAGAAACTTTTCAATTGCATCCTCAATGGTGTATGCACGGCAAAATGCTCCTACAACACCCGGTTTTGTCAGGGGGTCAGCTTGTGCAGATACATTTCTGCTTACAACTTCCGACTGCCTTGAGGATACCGGGTAAGTGGATACATCCTTCCAATCGTCATACTTGGCAAGATACACATCAGGGTCAAGGTCATCTCCTCGCTTCACATCGTGGAAGAACTCTCCGTTGATGGAGGTTGACGGAAAATACATAAGTCTGCAAGGCTCATATGTAGTGTCATCGAACATATCAATGCCGATTTCCTTTGCGACCATTCTTGCGACCGCTGGGTATTCCTCTTCGGAAATATCACGGGAAAGCGGAATAAGCAATCGCAGTCTCGGATTCTCTTTGGTGTGTTTATGCGTGGTATATACGCAGCATCTGAAATCATATAGCATCTTGATGCTTTCCCAAATATCAGGGGTTGCATAGTCCATATCAAGGGTCAACATACTGCGGCAGAGTACATTCCCGTTCTTTCGTCTGCCTTCACGAAGATGACCGCCAACGAAGCCACCGACATCCTTGATGTTATCCTGCTGACCTTTTTTCATTTTTCTGTATTCTTCAACGGTCTCGGTAGTGCGTTTGGTGTAGCTCACAACCTCACACAATTCCTCCCAAGACATCTCTTTGTTTTTCCACCGCTTATCCATACGGCTATTACCAAATGCTATCTTCATTTTTTGACCTCCTTACAAGCCTCGGTGAAATACCTGATAGGCTGTCCTTTCTTTTTTGCCTTTGCTATCTCAATTCCCATGCCGTTTGATATCTTCTTACCGAACACCCAAAGTTCGGCACATTTCGACAAGAGAACAATATCCATAAATATTGCAAGGTTTCTTTCTTTTGGGTTTTCATCCGACAGAAATTGTGGGAAGAACAGATGCGGTGCTATGGGAATGCACCCTTTGTCAACTGCAAACTTACAATACTTTCTTGCTTTTTCAATGTTTGTTTTTGTATCCCCGGAAAACGGAGAACATATATAAACGATTGGTCGGAAGGCTGACTTCTTTGCTTCCGCTTCAATCCGTGTTAATGCTTCATATGCTGTCGGGTCATAGTAGCGTTCTGAATTGTATAAATTAACACTCATACCTTTAATCCTTTCTGTAAAAATCACAGACATATCCATCGGCACGGAGGATGAGACCCTCTGCCCATGATGGAGTTTGTCCCATTACCCGACATATATCGTCAAGCGAAGTTTCGGGCGCTGCTTCGATAACAGCTTCATCGTGTATGTGCATAACAATGTCAAAGCCGGAATCATTCAATCGGAGCATTGCTTCCGCAAGAATGTCACGAGCCGTTGCTTGGACAATATTCTCGACAAATTTCGCTCCATAACTTTCGAGTCGTTCCCATTTCTTTGTGCCGCCGACACCTTCGTAGGTCACGGACTCACCACCAAAGCGGTTCTCGCCAATCCTCGGTTTTACATAAGCAAGCCGTCTGCCGGAAGGGAGAGTAATAAAGAGTATTCCGCTTTGCAATGAAAAGCCGATGCCGTGTGTTTTTGTTGCTTGTTTGGTTTTGATGCATTCTTTGACTGCATTGTCCACTGCATACCAGAACTGCACAATTCTTGTATTTGCTTGCCTCCAAGCATCCACAAGTGGCTGAAGCTCCGATTCCTCAATGCCCATTTGCAATGCACCCATTGCTTTCAATGCACCGACCGAACCGCCATACCCAAGTGCCAATTCAGCGATTTTTCCTTTTTGTCGGAGGTGTCCGTTTACACCATTTTTCTCAACTGGTACATGAAACATCTGCGATGCGGATGCACAATAAATGTCACCACCATTTTCAAACACACCTTGTCTCCATTGCTCTCCTGCAAGCCACGCAATGACACGAGCCTCAATTGCTGCGAAGTCAGCAACATAGAATCGGCACCCCGGTTTTGGAACGAATGCTGTTCTTATAAGCTCCGAAAGTACAAACGGCACAAAATCATAGAGCATCTCAACATCTTTATAAAATCCCTTTTTGACAAGGGTGCGAGCTTGCTCCAAGTCAGGCAGATGATTCTGTGGAAGGTTCTGAACTTGAATGAGTCTTCCGGCATATCTGCCAGTGCGGTTTGCACCATAAAATTGTATAAGACCTCTGGCACGACCATCTGAACCGACAGCATTTTCCATTGCTGTATATTTCTTAACACTGCTTTTTGCCAGTTGCTTCCGTAGATTAAGCATTTCAGCAACCTCATCGGTTGCTTCCGAAAGCAACTCTTCCACGGCATCTTTACTCAAAGTTTCCGTTTCCACTCCTTGTTCGGACAACCATTCCTTCAGCTGAACCGTGGAGTTCGGATTTTCAAGTCCCGTAATCTCACGAGCCGTTTGGAGGTTAGATTCACGCATTTCGGTATCGCATTTTATTGCAGAAGCTACCAATTTCAAATCAAGCATGATTCCTCGGTCATTAATTTCTTGGTCGAGGATGTAATTCTGCCATTCGGTATCCGATACAGGAAATTTTGAAAGCCTCTGCTGAATAGACATCTCAACCTCAACATCTCGAATGTTGTATTGCTTGAAGCTCTCCCAACGGTCCGGGGCATCTTGGGGAAAGTGTCTTATTTGTGTACCATCACGGAGCTTTCCGGGAGTACAAAAATAACGGATGAGTTCTTTCCCTTCTGTGAGCTTTTGCTTTTCAAGCCCAAGAACCGCTCCGACACCTTCAAGTGAAAGTGGAAGTCCGAGAGTTGCTGCCCAGACCATAGTGCATCGCCATGCTTTGGCGGTCATATGTTTACCGATATATTTTGAAAGGCATATGCGTTCAAACTGTGCATTAAATGCCCACTTTATTACAGAATCATCTGTTAACGCATTAAGCACATCGGAAGGGATAGATTCTCCCAATGCCAAGTCAACAACCTCAACCTTACCGCCATCTATGGAATAAGCAAAAAGGAGTATTTCAAAATCTTTTGATTCGCTATACTTGTATACTCCAGATTTGGTAAGGTTCACAGAGGAGTATGTCTCAATATCAATGCTTATCGTTTTCATAGTTACTCCTTTCTGCTATAGGGGACAGAGTGGCTCTGTCCCCATATATGTTAATTAGTCAAGAAAATCCTCATCATCAAGGGTTGTGAAGTCATCTGCTGCATTGGTTCTGCCACCGAGTGGTTCACCGTCTCTTACTTTTTGAATGTTTCCAAGACCGCAGGCGATACCTTTGTTACCATTTGAGTTGAATGCATAGAAGGTAATGGACACTCTTGCATACACACCGCTATACACCTCATTGCGGTCAAGTATAGGCTGAACCTTTGCATCTACAATCTGCGGAGCCGTTGTGCTGTTTGCATTTACAAAGAAACTATCCTTATATGCTTCATCGTCACGCTCAACATCCCCGTCACGGAGAGGAAGCTTAAGAGCTGCCTTGTTGGGAATCTTGCCACCGAACTTTGAAGCACCTTCTTTGATTGCATTGTCGATTGCCGCTTCAATCTGTGAAATCGTCTTTTTATCCGACTTGGGGATAATCAGCGAAACAGAGTATTTTTCTGCACCGCCATTTATTGATTTCGGTTCCCACACATTTGCATATGAAAGTCTTACTACGCCTGTAACTACTTTTGTGTTATTCTGATTTGTCATGATTATCAATCCTCCGTAATTTCATTAAATTCATCATTTACATTTGATTTTGTGATTGCCTGTCTTTTGTCACTCGCAGGCACGAGTGTTGGTTTTCCCGGTGGCTTATATACAAGACCTCCGAGGATTTCAGCAAAGCCTTTTTTACCCATGAGCTTTTCCATTTCAGTTATGGTGATAAGGCTTTGTTTGAAGATGTCAGTGTATCCGGCAGCCTTCGCTGCTTCAGCAACTGCATCTTCATCTGTGTACTTGCGATTCGAGCGACCTTCGACCACCTTAAATCCACGCCATTCTTTGCCGTGGTTCAGAGCAGCATCCTGTGCATAAGCGGTGATTTCATTAGCCCACTTTGTAAGGTCATCAAGTTTTCCAAGAATGTCCTCAATTTCATCGTCTGTCAACAGTGGCGGAGCTTTGAATTCATACTTTGCAAGCCTTAACTTTTCTTCAGCTCTTGCTCTGCACTTAACAGCTGCTTTGCAGAATGTACACCACGAACCGGGACAATATTCACCTTCGCCTTTATATGCTTTTTCAGCTTTGGGGATGAGGGTGTTTTCCGTCCATTCTCGAAGCTCTGAAACAGGAATCGTCCAAGTGCTTATGTTTTCACGACGTGGTTGATATATGGTCATGGAAATTTGTTCGATGTCATAAAGACCATCATAGATTTCCAATGCACCAAGTGCATAAAGCATCATCTGCGGATTGTGTTCTGCTTCCACAAGCACACCTTGACCATATTTGAAATCTATAATATGTAGTGTGCTGTCGGAAATAATGATGCAGTCACCAGTTCCGAAGCCATCAGGTACAAATCGTGAAAAATCGAGTTTTTGCTCAATAAGTATAATTGGGTCTGTGCATACATTTTTTGCTTCTTCCAAAGTCTCAAGGACAAAAACTACATACCCGTCAGTATGCTCATCCATCTCATCGGAGTCATACTGTGATGTAGGTTTCCGGGAACGCATTTTCAGTGCCTTGCGAAGTTTGTGTTCACAAAGAGCATGAGCAGCAGTTCCTTCCGCTGCAGCATCGGTTTCCTTGTTCTCAAATTCAAGTTCAAGTCTTGCCGATGGGTTACAGTTAAGCCAACGGTGAGAAGATGATGCAGATAAGACAGCGTGTTTCTTTTCAGCCATTTATAACACCTCCGCATCGGCAAGCAATGCCGGATAATCTTTTGGGTCAATCTCGCTTAACTTGGAATGACCATACTTTTGCAAAAGCTCTCGAATTTCTGCACCGTGTCCGTTTGCACTTTTTGTAGATAAGACACTTCGGACATCTTCAAGTGTGAGCTTCGGCTCATCGTGTACTTCCTGCGTAGGTTCAAGATCAGGAGCTTGGGGTTCGGTTTCTTCTGATACCGTGTTAGTGTCGCACATCGCATCAGCCACCGCTTCCAAACTATCTGCCAATGAACGCATTCCCGATACAACATCGAGTAGGAGCTTAACTTTACTCATACATTTTCACCTCCTGACACTTCATTGATTGACAGTGATTGAACACTATCTCCGGGAACAACAATTGTCAGCTTTGTCGGACTGCCGAGCAGAAACCTTAATAACCGTTCCCTTACCGAAATACTGCGACAACTAACGATGCCACTGTTTTTCGGTTTCTTTGAAACACTGATTTGTAAGTTGTGCTTCATGTTTCTCCTTCTTTCCGAAAGGCTGATTTTGTTGTGCCTTTCACCCTACGGAGATTTATTGGCTGTTTTGGGGAGGTGTTTTCAAAATTTTTTTTATTTTTTTTCTTGCTGCATCAATTGAATAGCAAACTGCCTTGTGGTCTTTGTTTTCTCTTCGAGCAATTTCTCGTATAGATAAACCACTCGCAAGCATTAGTAATCGTCTTTGCTGTACTTCAGTAAGTTCACTTAAAGCTTCATATAAGGATTCATTTTCAAGTCCCTGAAAATATATACTTTCCGGGGTGTCCGGGTCTGCGTAGTCTAAACCTTCCCAAGCTGCATCGGAAGAGTAACAATGATACCTCTCTTTACGAGCAAGGTTCTCTTCTATTCTTCTGGAATCCAAAATCCATGTGCCGATATTTTCATCAACTTCGATTTCCGTTTTTTCACCATTAACAAATTCATACTTAATTTTCATAAATAGGCTCCTTTCAGATTTTGAAATCCGTCCAGAGCCGCTTCATCCACCAAACAGAAAAAGACGACAGAGAAGACCGACTTCCCGTGGGGAAAGTACAGTCCGCACTGCCGTCTTGCGTTCTGGCGGATTACTTAATTACTTATGCTACTTTTTTTATGTGTTCAATTTTCAGTGAACCATCTGGGTTCGCTGTTATTCGGGTTAAGCAGTCTTTGTTTACAATTTCCACGACCCTTCGGTCTGGACTTATATCGCAGACACGCTTCCCATTGAGGTTGCGTATTTCAGCCATGAGATGACCTCCTTTCAATATTTTTTTTGTTTTCCTCTATTAAAATTATAAAAGATGTGGTATAATATATTCAAATATTGAATATACATACTTTTTACGAATATTTATCAATGGGAGGAATATAAATATGATAAATCTGAATACTGATATGTTAAAAGAGAATATTGCTATGCTTATGAAGCAAAATGGTACTACACAACAAACACTTGCTACAGCAATAGGGATGTCGCAGGCAAATTTAAGTAAGGCACTTAACCCCAACGAAAAGAAGTGTTTTACTGTAGAACAGCTTTTCAACATTGCTCAATATTATAATGTTTCAATTGATGAGCTTGTCGACAACCATGCAGCAGAAAGAGCTACTACAAACCCTTTATTTGTATTCAATTATCTTTCACATCTTCTTCGTGAACGCTGCATAAAAACTACAACTGTTGAGCTTGAAGAATGTGTATATACTCAATTTCATAATAGTCAGGGATTTCCAGATGGTCGAATCGATACAATCCCCGTTGAGTACACCGCTTTTTATTTCCCTGATTATTTAAACCCTGCCGAACTTACAGATAACGACCAAGATTTTAGTGAGATGTCAACTGAATTCTATTATAGTGGCAATAGGTCGGAGTTTTATCACATGAACGAGATTCTTAAAAAGTTCATTCCCGTTATACAACTTCATCTACAAAAGCAAATCAAGGATGATGCTTTTGAAATTATCCTAAAAGGATATCAAAAGGAATTTGAGAAAGAATAAAAATAGCCGGAGTAAAGCATTGAATTGCTCTACTCCGGCTATTTGGTCACTCGTTTATAAGCGGTGCCGTTGCTCGGTAGTTAGATTCTATTATCAACCGATATATTAACAATATTTTTACAGTGGGGGCATTTGAGTTGAACCTCAACACTTCCTTGCGGAGCACTCTGAACATCAAAGACCCTTTTCTTACAGTTCGGACATTTTACCATTTTTGCAGTTTTAACTGGTTTGCTCAAATTGTTACCTCCTAACGATACATCATGCCCGGCATCGTTATTTCATGAGCACTGTGGTTCGGCATTTTTAAATCACCCATAAGGGATGCTGAAAACACAGAGTGTTTTCCAAATCTTCTGCGGATTTCTTCTATGGTATTATCAATAGTTTCCCTCCGCATTCTTTTTTCGTGGTCAGTAAATAAGTCAAGCTGAATTGCTGTATTCTTATCTTTTAAATTAATAGCACGAACCGTAACAGCTCTTACCGGGACACTCCATGTGTAGTTTCTTTTAAATAAGTCGTGTGCTGCTTGAGCTATTTCTAAAGGACTCTGGGTCGGAAGTCCAAGTTGACACTGAAACTGCTTGTAATACAGTTCACTATTTTTAACCGAAATTTGCACACCGTTTGCGGTTAAGTTATGTACTCGCAGTTTGTGTCCGAGGTCTTGGCATAG